CCTCGAACAAAAATCCCGTCGGCATGACAGGCTGTCCGGCAACGAAGCCAGCTTGTCCATAAGCTGGACCCATACCTTGGAAGAAGTTGGCGTTAGGAGCTTGCTCAGGAGACATAGGATTAACCATGCCATTTCCTGCATAACGTGCAATCTCTCTAAATGCGTCGTTCTGTCTTAAGTGCATCATTGCTGTTGGATCAGCGATGCATCTGTAGTACCCATCAGAGAATGTTGGGACGTTGCGCTTACGCATGTCCTTAACAACCTGAAGAAGGTCTGTCTTTACGTCGAACTTAGCTGAAACACCAGCACCATATGTTAGGAATGGAGCTCCTGCTGCTTTAGCACTTCCACCAGGGAAGTAGTAACCACCTTCGCTAGAAGATGCTAAACCGTTAGCTTCTGCCTTGAATAGTTCGTCTGCAAATACTCTGTCTCTCCAACGTCTGTAGTCATCAAGAAGGGTTAATGAACCTATTGACTGATGAAAAACGTTGAGATTACCAGTGTCTAATAAAAGACGCTGTGCTGTTAAGAGGGTCTCACGAGCAACCTTGAATGTTGAAGGAGAAGACACGTTTGCTGGATCAGCAGGTCCGGTGTACTCCTTAAGGTTGACGAGGACTTTGTCCTTAACAATATTTCTACTTGAAGCCGTACCTAGAGTCTGATCAGCTGTACGCTCTCTGGAATCCTTATTACCAGGATTTCCCCAGAAGCGATATCTGTCTAACTGAACAGTTTGTCCAGGCTGTTTGCTGAAGTCGTGAACGACTACAGGTTCGACCGCCATCTCGATGATATAACCGGGGTGCGGGCGATATAATTCGGCTCCGAGTAGTTTTGGAAAATCATTATCAATCCACATTGGGATTTATAACTCCGAAACTTATAGGGAACAAATACACACCTATTGTGTGTTGTCTATATCATAAGTACATCTCATAGGGTAAAACTTTTGGAGGCCACAGACGTTCGTGGACTGCTCGGATTATTGATAGCTGATGGTAGTCTTGTCCCATATCGCACTCCCAGTGGTGGATATGTGCAATTAACTCTTACTGCTGGTTTATCCGAGAATGCATTTCTAGAAGAAAAAGTTGAAGAATTTAAGCAATTTATTTTCACTAGGGCAAAAATTGTTCCCTATAAAACTAAGCCTCGATTAAACGGTAGTAGGACTTCGATTCTGCGATTTAGAGTCTCAACTAATAAATTGCGCCCTATATACAATCTTCTCTATCCAATAGGAGAAAGGCAAATTACTAAGTTAGCTCTTGATTTACTGGGTGCACAGGCAGCAGCATGGCTATGGGCAGAAGGGGCCAAGATTCACGAGGATGGCTCATCCTCCTTGATCAGGGTTGGAACTACCGAGGAGGAGGCTCTTCTTATCGCTCAATGGCTACAAATGTTAGTCGGAGCATATGGAAAACTTGATGAGGATCATGTTAGACCACGGATTATTTTCGATCCTGAACAAACTCAGAAACTGCAGGAACAGTTAATTACTTACGCACCTAAAAGTCGTTCACACCTATTTAAACAGGAGTCATGGAATGTCAGCTCAATTCGTAGCGCACGCACTGAGTTACAGCTTGGGAAAGGGGAGCATCAATCTCAAGGGGAAAAGACAAAGACCTTGGCTTGAAATCTCAAGGTATGAAACTGATCGTACTTATTTAGATCATCAGCTTCGTGTATTAAAGCAATACCATGACGGTCCTATTGATTACGTATGGGATCGACTATCTACAGATGGCTTCTATGACAAGGAAAGATTCCGATTTCAAGGAGAACTGTTATGGAGAGCTTATGAATTGCTATATCCGAAAGATCAGAAAGTTATTTCTAGAGAGGTCTTAAACATTGCTGGATTGAAAGGAGCTGCTGCTTTATGGATTGACCAAGGAAGAGTGATAGGGAAGAAAGGATCAATACGTGGACGCTTTAGTGAAAACGATTATGTGCAACTTGAATCATGGTTTAACGATTTAGGTATTCCTGCAAAAATTCATCGCAACAATATCAGTATTGTTCAACTTAGCTTCAAGAAGGATTCTCTCGAATCACTTTCTAAATTACTAAGACCAATGGTTCACCTCACGATGAAGAAGACACTGAGGCAACGGATCTCTAATTTCAGGTAGATTAAACTTGCCCCGAAGCAGAACTACGTCAGGGGTTTGGTCCATGTCAGGAGTTCTAATTTTTGTAGTTTCTTAGAGCTTTAATCTGCACCCTGTGCGTTTAGCTATCGTGCAGGGCTCCTGATTACAGGAATTAACTAAAATACGACTATACAAGGGATCTCATGTCTGGATGGCTTCCGTCACTGATTCAATTAATAAATTAACTGGAGCATATGGCGGTAGTGATAAATCATCACCGTCTTTTCTTAGACCTGAACGTGTCAAGTACAACTCTCCAGCAAAAGCAAAGGATTTAGGCACAGTCGATAATCTTCTATCCGTAGTTACCGGATCGTTGGGTTCTCAAGATGGTGCTAATACTCTGTACTTCAAAGTAACAACGAATGGTGATTCAGATTTAAAGGTCACTAAGAATATCCTTAACAAATACGAAGATCAATATTTAGCAGTTGGAATACTTGATAGCAATTACAATCCTCTACAGCTCAACTCCTCCGGCTTTACTCATTTCAACGAGATATTAAATACGGTTCCCTTAGAAGCAACTCTCCAACAACCGCAGGGAACATATTATTTTACGATCACTAACTCTCAATGGCAGTCGATACCATTCAGTGTCAACGTCCAAGTTATTCGTTATATCCTTCTCGAAGGTGAATCTAGTGGTGAGCATGTTATCAGCGCTCGTCTTGCTCTCGTCAAGCTCTATGGAACTAGTACTGGAACATCGGATGGAAGCCTTACTTTCGTTCCTGTAAGTCAACTAAAAGTCCTTACTGGTAGCTCTACTAATCAAGATCAAACGACTGGTGCTTTAGTAATAATGAGAGGTACTGCCACTATGACTGATGCTACGTATGGTCGAATGAAAATGACCTGGAGAATGGATGCAACATCCAGCAGTTCAAGTTCAAATACAGCTACACTAACAGTTACAACCCCTGGCGGAGGTTATGGCTAATACGCCTACCAAACTTGCCAGAATGTAGATGATGAACTGACTAATTAATGGCATTTTCACAATATCTAGCGACAAAAGTTCTCAGCTTTTACAAGAACTCAACATTCCCAACAGCATTGGCGAATGTATACGTGTCTCTGCATACAGCTGATCCTGGAACTGCTGGAACAAATAATGATGTAACGGCGTCTATAAAAGGAAACTCTACACGTGTAGGAATTGCTGCGACAGCTTTTTCAGCAGTTGGAGCTGCTGGTGGTGGTGGTTTTCAAATTACCAACTCAAACGTATGCCAAATTACGACTAGTGCACAGAACTCCAGTGGAGTGACTGTTACACATTTTGGCATTTGGGACGCCGCTTCGTCTGGAAATTTCCTAGCATCAGGTTCGTTAACGACAAACGTTGACGTTCAGCTAGGTGACACTGTCCAATTCAACAGTGCTGCTATGGCAATTAAAGTGATTTAAATTATGTCCCAGCAGAGATGGCTCCTTGTCGGAGTTGGATTAGCTTTCGGAGCTTCTAACGTAATAGCAATATCAATGCTGGGTCGAAATCAAAGTGGATTACCAAAATTCAATTTACCTGTAAGTCAATATTCCTCCTACAGCATTGATGTATTCAAGTCTGACCAAGCTCAGTCTTATAACATCAAGCATCGCATGCATGATCCTAAAATAATAGAGGAGGTAAGAACAATAAAGAAGCCTTCTGGCTTATTTGGAAAAGGGAAATCTGATACTTACATACTCAAACAA